GCCAAGAACCAGTACCAGACGGGAAATCAGGGAACATGAAACTCCCTATGAAGTGCTCATACTGTTCTTACAAAAAATCATGTTACCCGAACTTAAGAGCATTTGCCTACAGTTATGGGCCAAGATACTTAACAAAGGTAGAAAATGAGCCGAAAGTCAGGGAGATAAAACTTGAGTAAAGTAAAATACAGGAGTGGTCTTGAGGAAAGACTAGCTAAGGCTCTAGGTAGGAAGTATCTTTATGAGCCTTATGCTATTCCTTACATAGTTAAAAGGAAGTATACCCCTGACTTTGTGTACCATGAATCCAAGGTCTCGATAGAGGCAAAGGGATTCTTTAGAGTAGGCGATACTCAGAAGTATACTTCCATAAGGGATTCTATAAAGGAAGAGGGCTGGGAGCTTGTGTTTTTGTTTAGCGACCCTAAGAAAAAACTGAGGAAAGGCTCTAAAATGACGTTAGGGCAATGGTGCGATAAAGAAGGTTTTGCATATTTTACCGAAGAATCGTGCTCAGATATGATGGAGTACATACAATGTCTGCAACTTACGAAGAATTAAAAGAGAAAATACTGCGAGAGTATGACGCTGATTTGCTTCTTGAAGTTCTTGAGATCAATGCTGAAATGCTCTTGGATAGGTTTGAGGATTTACTTATGAAGAACATGGATAAATTTCAAGAGGACGACTTAAATGACTAATCCGTTGAATACACAGGTAGGTGGTGGTCATTATAAAGACGCATTCATTCAACCTATAGAGTACATACACATAAACAAGTTAGGCTTCATAGAAGGCAACGTAGTTAAGTATATTACCAGATGGAAAGATAAGAATGGCGTAGAAGACTTGAAGAAAGCCAAGCACTACATAGAGCTGCTAATTGAGCTGGAGAACAATAACTATGAAACTTATTGACGCTAATGACCTACCAGAGCCGCAGAGTAACTACGAGCTGGCTAAGGAGTGTTTGGATGCTTGTTATTCATCACACACAGATAAAGAGTTTTTCATTATGACTATAGATGATGAAGGAACAATGGCTGTGTATAGTTCTTTAGATCACCCAGTAGCTTATATGGCTTTAGACTCAGCCAAGGAAGTTGTGAAGACTAACTTTGAAGAAGACTTTTACTTATAGGAGATAAAATGAGCGTTACCTTTTTGACGGGAGAAAACTGTGGTGCTTGTAAGCAACTCAAGGCTCAGTTATCCCAGTACGGGCTAGACGACAAAGTAACTATGCTTGATGCCTATAGCGCAGAAGGGGCTTTGTTTATCGCAGAGCGTGACTTACGAAGCATTCCTGTGCTGTACAACCATAGTACTGATAAGATGATTGTTGGAAGTAAAACAACAAAGGAAAAACTTGAGGAGTTTTTTAGTTAATGGAAGCAGAATATATTGACCACATGGGAACTGACCTGACTGTAGTTAATGCAGCGAGAGTTAGTTTTGACAAAGAATCAGAATGGGATATGGATTGGGAAGGAGGACTAGTAGGATGTCTTAACGAAAAAGACGAAAAGCTAGTAAAGTATTTAGCCAAGCATAAGCACTGGACACCATTTAGCCATCCCCAGATTACCTTACGTTACACAGTCCCCATCTTTGTTGCTCGACAAGAGTTCAAACATATTGTTGGCTTTACTCGTAATGAGATCAGTAGGCGATATGTTGATGATGCTCCTGAGTTCTACGAGCCTAAGTCTTGGCGCTCTCGCCCAGAAGGGAGTATTAAACAAGGCAGCGGATTGGACGTAGACGCACAGAATCAATTTGATTGGCTGTACAAAGAAGGCTGTGGAACTATGCGTGAGATTTACTTTCAGATGATTGAGTCAGGCATAGCCCCTGAACAAGCACGTATGGTATTGCCGCAAGGTATGTACACCAGCTACTATGTCACTGGTTCTTTGGCTGCTTTTGCACGAATGGTTAAACAGCGAACAAATGATAATTCCCAAGTGGAAATACAGGAGCTTGCTCGACAAGTATCTGACATTATCGGACAATTTTTCCCTTTTAGCTGGGGGGCGTTACTTAATTAAACCTAGGAGTTACTAGTGAAAACTATAATTTTAACAGTCATGATATTATTCTCTCAGATAGCTTTAGCCAAAGAAGAACCTATCGTGTGTGAGAACAAGAAGGAAGTATCAGTATATACTAATTTTCTAACAGAGAAAGCACAGTCGCATAAGATTCCTGCTGGATACTTGGCAGTTATTGATATAATCATACGACCCATAGAAGGCCCGTTTATCCTTTCTGGACGTATAATTACTAAAGCAGGCAAGACGCTTACTTCATCCGAAGGAGCAAAGCGTTGGTTCTTAGATATGCGACAGTGGGTATGTATGACTGCTAGTGATTATCCGTTAATGGCTAGTAACTTATGATGTTCATGGAAATGTTTGAAGAGATAATGAGAGCTTATGATTGTTCTTTAAACAAGGCAATACAAATGTACCAGAAGGGTACAGTATGGGAGGAAGAATAACTATATGCTTACGTTATTTACGGAAATAGTATGGTTAGCCGCAGGGCTTGCAGTACTTGGTTCTGTAGTCTTATTTTTTCTAGCGCCTATGTACGAAGAGTTTAAAATCCACAAGCATTCTTTAGATGAAGAATCAGAGATAATGGACTTAGTACAGGCCGCTATAGAATCACATAAGAAAACAGGTGAAATCGTACTTTTGCAAATAGGTAGTGAAAAGGATGGCGAAGATAGCAAGGAAGAAAAGTAGCTCTGGCTCTGTTCAGTTAGAACCTTTATCTTTGGCTCAGTCACAGTACATAGAGTCCATAAAAGAAAAAGTAGTATCAATAGGATTAGGATACGCAGGAACAGGTAAGACGTACATAGCCGCTACTTTAGCTGCTCAGTTTAAGATAGATAACCGAAAGGAAGGAAAGATTGTACTATGTCGTCCTAACATATCAGACAGTCGCACCATAGGTTACTTAAAAGGAGATATGGAAGAAAAGATGGCTGCTTGGGTTGTCCCGTACACGGATGTACTTAGGAAGCATTTAAGTGGTCACTTTGAAGAGTACGTAGCAAATGGTACGATAGAAGTTGTACCCTTTGAGTATATGCAGGGACGCTCTTGGGACAATAGCTACATAATGCTTGATGAAGCGCAACATACGTCACCTAAGGAAATGGAAATGTTCCTGAAGCGTATCGGTACGGATTCTAAAGTTGTTATCAGTGGCGACCTGAGGCAAGCTGCCAAGGGCAAATCTAGCGGTTTAGCTGACATAGTTGAACTATATGAAAGTAATAGCGATTTACAGGAGTACATGGGTATAACTGGATTCTTTAATCCTAATGATATTGTCCGTTCAGACTTCTGTAGGATGATTACTAGGATATACGGCAACTAAACTAATGGGAGAAACTATGCTAAATTCAACAACAACTATTCGACTCACCTATGCTCAGTGCGATCAGGTTGTTGTCCAGCATCTACAAGAGTTTCACTTTGATTTAAAAGAGAGCTTATTGTTTGAGCTGGATATAGAAGACCACCTTGATATACTGAAGAGTATCATGGCGATAGAAACTATTATGAAAGACTTTTTAACTGACGAAGAATACATCAGTTGGAAAACAGAATACGGAGTAGACTTACTGAAATGAACGAAAATAAACTAGAAACCAGCAACGAAATTTTGTCAAACATTACTGTATTCAGTAAGTACGCTAAATATATCCCTGAGGTACAGCGTAGGGAAACGTGGGAAGAGCTGGTTACACGTAACAAAGAAATGCACTTACGCAAGTACCCTAAACTAGCTAAGGAGATCGAAGAGGCTTACACCCATGTCTACCAAAAGAAAGTTCTGCCAAGTATGCGTTCTTTACAATTTGGTGGTGCTCCTATTGAGCTTGCCCCTAATCGTATTTTTAATTGTGCTTACTTACCTGTTGATGCCGTAGAGGCGTTCAGTGAGACAATGTTCTTGTTATTAGGAGGCACAGGTGTAGGGTACTCAGTACAGCGACATCATGTACGTAATCTACCAGAAGTACAAGGCGTAAAGAAACGAAAGCGTAGGTTCTTAGTGTCTGACAACATTGAAGGATGGGCAGATGCAGTCAAGGTTCTAATGGAGGCATACTTCAAGGGACTAATGGACGTAGAGTTTGACTTCCGTGACATACGCCCTAAAGGCGCTCTGTTGATCACATCAGGCGGTAAAGCCCCAGGCCCTCAGCCGCTTAAGGACTGTATACACAACCTACGAAGCCTGTTAGACACAGCTGTGGGTCGTCAACTGACTACCTTAGAAGTGCATGATATGATGTGCTATA